CGTCTGTTAAATTAAATGAATATACTCTAGCCTCTCCAATTTGAGTTCCATTTGACCCAAACTGAGAAAATAATTGAACGGTTTCTCTTAACTTGGCCAAACCTGTAACATTATTTACTCTCAGAATGTTTCCCATTTCAAATGGAACAGTAACATTAGAAATTTGTTCAGTATCTCTTGGTTTTTCTAAATCGATTATTTCTGTACCAGTTTTTTGTATATCATATCCCCTAACATATGCTTTTCCTGGTGATATCTTTAAGCAAGCTAAATCATCTGATGGAGTATTTCTTTGCTCCGTAAGTTCAGTATTAAAGAATACCCCATCGTTACCCAATCTATTATTGAGTGAGTTATATAAAGTAACAGTAAAAAGATCTACAGTATAATCTCCAGATTCATCAAAAGTTCTTTCGGCCAAATAGTCGCGAATTTTATTATATTCTGTCTTTGTAGTTACTTTTTTTATCTTTCCATCCTTTAACCTCAGTAATTCTACAAAATCAGTATCATTAGTATCATCTAAAGATTTTTTAACCAAAGGTAATGTTATTTTTAATCTATCAGCACCAGGTGCTGCATAATTGGTAAATCCTTTTGCATTATCATACAAAGATTCATCTTCTTTAGCACTAACTAAAGACTCTGTAATTTTTAGACCAACTCTGTAAGATGGAGTATTTGTATAATAATCTAAAATTAGATCCTGAGAAGAAACATTTACAAAATATCCTCTTATAAAATAAACACCATTTCCAATAAATACTGCCGATCCTATGGAAGTAGCATCACTTGAAATTAATGATGCAAAAGGTGTTCCAGATGATATAGTTGTATTTCCATAAACAACATTTTCATTAACATATAATAATTCACCATCTTGAAATTGAGTAAATTCAAAATTTTCATCTGATTCTAGGTACTTTACATAAAGTGTTATATATTCTACATCGTCACTTTCATCTGGTAAAACAATTTTTTGAATTTTTGCTGTAGTTCCAGATACTTGACCTACAACTGTTTTTCCTAAAAAATTATCTATGTATACAGATACATCGACACCAAATTGTGAAGAATTTATTTTTACTGAATAAAATTGACCATCATAAGTTATATTTCCAGGGATCACCATTGATCCCTCTTTAAACATATGACTTCCAAAATCTTCTACTTGATTCTGAAGTATTGATTGTAATGTTGTTAGTTCTCTAGACTGAACTGGAAATCCTGGTTTAAAAAGTACCTTATAAAAATTTTTTTCATTATCAAAATCATCATAATATGGGTTGATATTTAAGTTTGTTTTTTGCGCCATTTTTCTTAGAATTCCAGAATGATTTTAATGTCTTCTTTTTGTCTAGAGTCTCTTGTGACTAAGGACCTGTTATCAATGTAAATTATATCTCCTGTATTCTTATTTATCTCTGGAGATGCAAGACCTTGGCTAAAAGTAACTCCAAGACTTACCTGTTTTGATCCAATAACAGTGGTAATTCCACTAAATCCAATATCTATTGATCCTCCATATGGAATTATAGTTTCAGAAGTTGGTTCAAATCCAAGTACTTTTCCCTTAGATGAAACATCATTCCTATCAGTTTGATCTATACCATTAGCAAAATACAAAGATCTATCTTGATAATATTTAAGAACTTTAGTTTCAGTATCATAAGAAGCAACGTATCCTTTAGCCACTCCAGTACTCACAGTTTGTGTTATAGTTGCTCCAACAACTGGATTACTTGTAACTGATGATAATTTTATAGATCCTAATGAAGAATACTCATTATTGGTAAAAATTTCAGAAGAATTATATTTTTGTGGATTTTTTATTATTCCAACTTGTGCAAACTTAGTATCAGTAGGAAAATCTTTTGTTGAGTCATCAAATCTAGCATAAATTAAAACTTTATCTGCTCCTAATTCAGTGTAAATATCATATCCATGACCTCTAGATGGAGGAATAATTGGTATGAGTTTTGCTGGATTTGATACAGTTCCAGAACTTTCTAAATCTACAATTCCAAAAGTATATCCCGTACCTCCAGAAACTACTTTTGTTTCTATGATAGTTCCGGCAGAGTTGCATGTTACTGCAACTCTACCACCAGTTCCATCACCAATTATGTTATAAGTTTTGGAAGCATATCCACTACCCCCATTTTTTATATAAACGGTTTTTATTTGGTTATTATTGATAGTTGAATCACCTGCTTCTCTAATATTTTGGATTTGAAAATCAGTTGATGTTGCCCAATCATTTGGTAGAACAATGTATTCGGTAGAATCAAATTTTATAATATCACTTGGAGATACTGTAAACAAATATTTCCAAATATATCCGTCTCCACTAGTTCCAGCTGATGATGGTTCTAAATCAGTAAATGTTGGTTCATCTTTTGATGTATTTCCTAACAAATTAGTGCCAGAAGATCCATTATAAAGGCAAACATATACTCTAAAGTCACTATTAATTACATAATAGTTACTATCATATAGTCTAGCAGATTGTGAATTTGGTGCTAAGTTAAAAACACTATAGTCATGCCTATACATTTCATAACGTGTATTTGAAGTCCACGTTACTTTTCTTATTACTCTTCTTATGTTAGCACTATTAATTTTTTTACCAAATAATGCTGTATTTCTATAGTGTGTTAAGTATTGAAAGTTATCAATAGGACTTGGAGGAGAAGATGGGGAATCATCCCATGTTGTTGATCTTCCAAATCCTATAGGATTACTAGGACCTCCAGGATTTGATAATCCCAGAAAAACATAGTAAGAATTATTACTATCCAGTACAGAATCTATAAAATTATTCGCATTAGCAATTCTAAATTGATCTGTTACTATGGCAGCCATATTACATAGGTTTTTAGATATTTATAAGTGTAATATTAATCTAATTTTTCTGGAAGGGATCCATTTTGTCTTAATCCATCACTTCTTCTTTGAATTGTTGGGAATGTGCTAAGTCCAACATCAACTGTCTTTCCAGTTACCCCAATAGATATTGGAGTGGATGATCTAGTAATAGATGTCATAAGACCCCATGAGAATCTTCCAACATTATCTCCACTATCAGAAAGACCTAATACGGAAGTAGATGAATGAATATTGCAGGTTACAATACCATTTACACCATCTGTGGATATTTGATGTACATAGTATATGTTATCTAAAAATGTAGTTCCAATACCAACAACGGCAGAATCATCACTATCTACAGAAGTAACTCCAGATCCAACGTGTGTTTCATTAATAAAAATTGGATATCCGACTTCTAAGTCAGTTCCAAAATTTATATCTCTCCTTAAGTTGAACTTAATAGCTAATTGCCCAGAATTTACTGTTGTTCCAATTCCTGTTACAATTCCAGAGAATCCCTTAATATTTTCAACCTTGATAATATTTTCAATATTAAAATCTGGTAAAGGAGCAATTACTATTGGTTCTGTAGTGTAACCAAATCCTGGATTTGTTATAGTAATAGGATTTGTTAAAGATCCTCCACTACCAACTGTAACTGTAGCAGAAGCAGTTGTTCCAACTCCAATTCCTATGGTTAGTGGTGAAGAAAACTTCACATCAACCGTTCCACCAGTATATCCACTTCCACCATCAACAATAGTAAGAGATGAAACTGTTCCACCAATACCAATAGAAGCAGTAATACTTGCCGGAGATATTTCTTTTTCATCCACTAATATAGCACTAAAAGTATATGGTACTGATAAATTATATTTAAACAAATCAGGATCATCTACAAATAATCTTGTATCAGTTGAATTAACATCACCAATTATTTTAGCTGTTGGATAAACTTGAGATATTATAGACTCTCTTGTTTTATATACAAATTCTCCATTAATAACTCTATCATTTTTTTGTTTTGTCCAGGACATTGGTTTATCATTGATAATATCAATTCCTTGGTCAGAATATAAATTTGTTTCGAATTTGTCCGAAGATGAAAGATCAAATATTGTTCTTTCATTTTGAGTTACTGTATCAAAAATAGTATCGTTTTTAAATACCTGTACAATATCTCCTCTTTCTAGAGTTGGTAAAATATTTGTAATTAGTGTATCATCTTCACCTCTTGTCCCTCTGTAGAAAAATATTGCAATATTATCTTCTACTTTTGGGGCAGTTGTAAATGAAAAGGATGTTCCACCGTCAAAATTATAAGCAGATCCTGGATCTTGAATAACTCCATTTACAATAACAAGAAGTAAGTTTGAAAGATTAACTTCAGAATCTTCATCCTGTTTTTCAAAACTTAATAATGCTCCATTGTAAAGTAATGGGAATCTTACTCTAACTCCATCTTGATAGTTTTTAATTGAATCAATAAAATCTAGTTCTCCAAATTGCCAAGATCCAAAATTATCACTAAAAGTATCTAAAACAGTTAATTGAAACTCTGATAATGGAGATCCTAATCTGGAATCTGTAACCAGTCCAACTGGTTTAAATACATCACCTTTTCTAAAAGAATATCCACTTCTAGAAATTGAAAAATTAGTCACTTCAAAATAAGTTGATCCAATTCCAGTTGTTGAACTTGCTCCTACTTCAACATTCAATAATAACCCAACTCCAGTATCAGTTGTTAGTCCAATTCCAATTCTAGAAACTCCAACTATTTCTAAATCTTCATAAGATGGTTCAGATACAAATATTTGTGGATTTACATATCCAGTTCCACCAGAACCAACTGTAAACGATAAAGTTCCACCAGCACCGACAGAACCAGTAATAGAAGCAACATCACCAACATGACCATCTTCATAAACACTAACACCTATGGAAACAATTCCATTACATCCAGATCCACTTATATCTGTAGAACCAATTCCTACAGAAACTATTGATCCACCAGCTCCAACTACAGCAGTTACTGAAGCACCTACTAGTGGTGCATATCCTAAACCTCCACTTGATCCTAGAGATACAATAACTCCACCCCTTGGCAACTGATTTTGATTTACATCATTAGTTACGGCGAGAACACTATTTGGATCTCCAATATCTGATCTAATTCCACTAAAAACAATACTGGTTATTCCAGCAATATTATTTTCAACAATATTAAAGTTATTACTTGGATTATTTACTGTAGTTGGTGTTTGGAATATTCCATTGATAAAGATAACCCCATTTCCTCCAGTTGTTCCAATTCCAGTTGTATTTGCTCCACCAACAGTTAATGTGAACGTTCTACCAATACCAGTAAATTCATTAGAAATATCATCAAATATTTGATTAGTATCATAACTCTTTCTTAAAAATACTCTACCAGTAAAATCAGAAGTTTCAAATTCTAAATTATTTTCATTTCTAGAAACACTAACATTACCTCTTGGGGCTTTAGTGAAGAAAATTTCATCTCCAACTATATTATACGAACCTTTATATACACTTATTGTTGAACCATCAGTATGAGATGTTGCTGATGATCCTACAAATGCTCTTTCAACTTCTACCAAGTTTTCACTTCCAATATTAGTGATTGGTCCAACATTTGTAGTCCCCAATCCAACATTAATTACACCAATATATTCATCATCAATTTTAAGAATATCAAAAGGATTTATAGTTGAAATTCCACTTAGTGAAAATATTGTTGATGTTGTCGATATTCCACCACCATTTCCAGATAGTGTTGATTGAACCTTAGTAAAAGATAGAGGATATTGAGCAATATTATCTAAAGTAATCAAAGTTTTTTCAATATTTTTAGACATAGCAAATTGGTGTGCGTTACCTTCTCCAATTGATGTGAAGGTAACCGCAGTTCCAGACCTAGTAGTTGAAATCTGAAATGTATTATCTGTTTTATTAACTACGAATACTGAAGATGGTAAGTTATCAGTAATAGAACCATTTTTATAAATCATTGGAGCAGATCCAACACCAATAAAAGTTGATTTTGGAGTATAAATCAGTTCCTCATTATTGCTAAAAAAGTGATTGTCTATAGTAAATAGACCTGTTGAAGGGTTTAAAGTATTTGTATCTGCTGGATCAAATGTTTTTGCAAAAATAGGAATAGTATTGTTTCTTAATATAAAATTCCTTCTATTAATTCTTGATCCGTTTATAGCAAAATATTGACTTGTCTTAATACTATCAATACAATTTCCAAATATAAGATCTGGAGCTTGATTTATAAAATCAAAATCACTGTATATACACTCACTAAATGAAATAATATCAATATTTCCAGTAAAATTACTATCAGGATAAAACTTTAGAGAAAATTCATTTGATCCATAGTATTCACCACCAAAAGTTCCGATTCCTAATGTACTTCCTACAGAAATAAATGCTGCTTGTTGAGTATAAATGTTATTATCATTATTATCATTTATAACAAGAATTTGATGAATTGCTTTCGTAGATCCAACACTAACTTCTACTAAAGATTTAATAGAATCAAAATTATTCTTATTAAGTATTATAACTGATGTTGATAACCCTGCGGTTGTGTTTGAAGAATCTGATTGGTAAATTACAGATCTTTCATTTCCTATTGGCTGTCCATCTAATCTAAATCTATATGGATTTGTACCAGAGGAAGATGATTTAAATTGTACAGTTCTTAGTTTAACAATTACATCAAGAAGTGTATCATTTGTATATTTCAATAATAATAATCCAGAATCAATATCTACATCGAATGAACCTATTTGGTTGCTAGATCTGCTAATAGATTCTGAATCAAAATAATATTCA